ATCACTAGGCTGTATCTGTGGAGCTACCAAGACTTGAAAGCTAAACGTTTCGTGTTGCTGTCTCAGTACGTGCATCAAGCCATCACTGATAGGTAAGTGCACTGCCTCACCTCGTTTGCTTTGCTCAAAGTCACAGCGTCCTTTGTCTAAGTCTATAGCGTCCCACATCAGCATACGCATATCACCTACACGTTGGCCCCACTCGTAAGCCATATGTACAATTAGTCCTACTGATCGCCACTTCCACTCACTGTACGCTGTGTCCAAGAACAGCTTAACCTGGCTTGGCTCCCACGTAACTTTACGAGGTGGGTTAGGTGTCTTGTCTATATACGGCATAGGGTTGAAGACACGTAAGTTATTCTTTGTAGCCCAATTAATAAGTATAGACAAGATCGCAGCTATCTTGTTTGCACGATGCACTCCACGTTTTAGCCAAGCGTTGTAGTGTTTCTGTATGATAGGCACAGTCAAACCTGACTTGAGACTAAGATGTCCTAATCCATCATCTATTATATTTAGGCAGTCATAGTAGTCTTTTTGTGAAGCGTGACCTAGCTTGCGAAACGCATCTGACTTTAAGTATGCATACACTAGCTGACTTATTGTCTTAGCTTTTACTGCTACCATTTCCTGCGTGTCTTCCAGTAAACCCAACATTCTGAACAGTGTCCTTTCCCTACTACGAGATCAATCAGCCAAACCAAGTTAGGCTTACGCTCTCTTCTCCATTGCCAATTCCTGGCGCTAAACGTTTGGTTGTTCATACCGCCAAGTATTACATTAACCAATACTGAGAAGGCGATAAGAACTCTTTTAATGTACAAGGCCATACGTTACTCCTCGTCACTACCTTTCAAGTAGAAGTATATGAAGCCACCTATGTAAGCTATCAAGAACGGTAATATTATTTGTGATCCAGCTACCATGTTAATAATTCACATATGGGTGTGCGTTCATATAGTAAGACACGCCTACCTCGTAACCATCATATGACTCGTATAGTTCAGCCAAAGCTGACGCTACCTTACGTACCTTCTCTAGTTTTTCATCCTCCTCTAGATCGTTGTCATAACAAAAGTTTACAGGGATAGCAGTAAGAACTTTTTGATAGTGACGCATAACAGGTACACCCTCGTGTAGTTCATCCGTCTTATCGTGCATATTTTCATACACAAAGATCACTGCATCGTCATTATTCCATACTTTTACTTCTACTGTTTGGTCTTCGATAATCATATCTTTCTCCTCAGAATAAAGGCCACCATAGTTCGCCATTGTCAATCATACGCTTGACATCTTCAAGCTCTCGTTTGTCTGCATCAGCACGATCAAACTCGCCAAGCCATTCTGCATCGTCAATCTCACGCTGCAAGTCTACGCTGTATTGCTGTAGAGGTATTACATCATCCATTGTTTTAGTCTCCTTAGTGTGTAAGTTATTAAGAATATCTGCACGTATATCACAAAGATATCTATGGTGTCAATAGCTTTTTTGTCTACGCCTAGCTGTACTAGTAAGGTTGACGTTATTATCATAGCTATCCATGCAGCCATAGGTATTGTTAAGATGAACATTTGCCAAGCATTATTTTTTTACCTTTTCAAAATGTTTGATAAGAAGATCTAAACTTTCACAAGCACCACGGTATTCTTTACGACTATCGGTGGCTCCATAAAAATTTTCTTTTACGTCATCTATGGCGTTTTTTAGTTCTTCTAATGTAATTAATTTTTCTTGTGTCATCTCTAGTCTACTTCCTCTATTACTAGTTTATACTCTCTTACAAAATAGCCATTATTGTTTAGCTGTACTATGTTGGCTGGTAGTCTATCCCACTGACCCTTCAGCATAGCCTTCTTTAAATCTTTCTCATTGTTGTAGGTTAACCAGTCCAATTCTTTATCATCATTTACCCAAGTAGCAATCAACATCAGTCCATCCTATACTCATAGTTGTAGTTATATTCAGCCTCTAAATACATCCAAGCACTTTCGTATGCTGCATCCCAACAGGTATGGTAGCCTGTAGTTATATCATCATCAGCTAAACGCTTAGCCCAATGATTAAGGCTAGGCTCGTGATCTATATCTAATTCTTCTTGCATCTTAGTCCATCCTTGTTACAAAGTATTCACCATTAGGCATAGGCAAGGCAAGTATTCCAATCTCATAAAAGTACACAGTACCCCAACAGCATTGCATCTTGCCTACCCAGTGCATCACAGAGTCATCCTCATACTTAGACTTGTAGTTTCCAGTAGCCAACACTTCCCCATCAAACTTAAACATACTATTAGGATAATACATTTTTTCCATGAAGTCCTTTAGTGTTTCTGTTTCCAGTCCGTGCATATCATAGTCGGCTACCCAGTAGGGAAGCACACCCAGCATTTCCTTGAGGTGTTCTACTGGTACATCAGGGAAAGCGTTTGTGTTGATTGTAAGTTTCATTGTGTAGTCTCCTCTAAACTGTTAAACTCATATACTGCACGAGCGAAGCCACGAGGCGTAGCACTGCGTATGTTTTTAGTTTTCATAGATTTACCACCTAGCTTGAGGTGCTGTCTACTGTGTCCATTCTCAGGCTCGACTGCATCAGCCCAAGGCATCTTGAAACTTTTACTTGTCCATAGGCACGTCTTCTTAGGGTACGCATCCTTGGCTGCGATATACTCAGGCCACAAGGGATGCTCTGCCTGATCGTCAGGTATGTAGTTGCCGTACTCATAAGGGTGGAACGAATAGTCAGGCTTACGCCATAACGTAGATAGTACAGAGACAGGGTTCTCTATGAAGAAAGGTACACCTAGCTTGTTAAACAGGTGGGCAGCGCGTATTGCATGGAGTGCAGCTTTCTGTTGAAAACCTGGATTTTCTTTTTCTTTACGCTTGAAGTGTGCTGCGCCTGAGACTGCAAGATCAGTACATACTGGAAACGCCATGCCAAAAGCAATAGTTGCACCTTGTAAAATTTCAAGCTTAAACTTACTGTGTAAATCTTTAAGTGTCTTGGGATCGTGAAGGTCAGCCTTTACATACTTGATACTGCCACCACTGCCAAACACATCTGTCACTGTGTCATCATGCTGTATGTCAAAGGCAATGCAGGAATACCCTGCCTCTGCCCAAGGTACAAGTGCCTCGCCTGTGTAGTCGTACAGGCTTAACACAATCTTGTTGTTACTCTTGTTGAACATTATGATACCTCTGCTACTGTGCCAAACAAACGCTTGGCTTGGTAATCATCTAAGACATATTGTTTAGCTGTTGCCAAGTCTTGAACTAGCCAAGGACGTTTACGTGCTCTAGTGTTGTACCCTACAAGTGACACTTTCATGCCTTGCAATGTGGCAATCTTGGTTGTGTCAAGGTCACTGAGTTTTGCTAAGTCTTCAAGATCTCTCTCTTGCCTAGACTTACTACCTTTGATAAGCACCTTTAGTTGAAAGGTAGCTTCGCCACCGTCATAGCTACAGTTGCCTAGCTCAAAGGTGTAATCGTTCAAGCCTTTTGCTGTGCCTATGTACTTGCTGTTGTCAAGCAAGGTTTGCAGTTGATTGCGTAGTTCACGTAGTACTGGTTTGGTAAAGGTTGTCATTGTTGTGTCTCCTATTATCCTGCAAAGTGTCCAAGCTTGCGCTTAGTCTTACGGTTTCTACCGTGTTCAAGATACAGACTCCTGCGGCCAAAATGTATGTGGTGCATACACGTTTGAAATAGTTTGATACCGTACCGTACATTTTTTGGCTTACGTTTACGGTAAGTTCCAGCAAACACAAATAACTCTGTGTTATTGACTTTGATAGCGTGGCGAAAGCGATGACCTTCTGTGCCATCGTTTAGTGGTGCTTTCTTTGATACTTGATAAGCTAACATTTTTTTGTCTCCTTTATGTGTTAGATATAGTTAAATCATAGTCTAGTTTAGTTGTCAAGAAAAATACTTACTACAGATATTCTTTAGTTTATCTTTCTCTGGGTGTTTATGTATCCACATACCAGTATCAGCGCTGAAACAATCCCGAAAGAATATGTCTAGCTTTGCGTTACCTGTGGTTAGCGCTGGGTTGATACTCTTGCATAGTTTATCAAAGTCAGCGTCTGACATGATAGCTTGGTCAAGGTACTCGTAAGCGTATGCTGCTACGCTCACACGTATTCTGTTACGTATCTCTTGATTAAACATTGTGAATACGCTTCCAAGCTACCCAAGTCGTAGCTTGCATCTGATATGCTGTGATGCCATGCTTCTTGGCGGCTCGTCTGTAGCACTCTTGTAGTTCAGCACGTAGTTTCTTACCTATGCTTGGTACTTCCTGCATAGTACGTCTGTCATTGTTAGCGATGCACCAAGCGTGTCCGTCAATGACGCACACATTCTCACCCATGATACAGTAAAAGAAGTCTGTAATCTTTGGGCCTTTGAGTATGAAAGCTACAGCGTCAGCGTCATGTGGTGTACTGGACAAAATTGACCACGCTTTGTCCCTCATCTTCTTGTACGTACATGGTGTGCAGATTTCAACGTATCCGCCTGATGTAAAGACATCAAGCATATTGTCAGCGTCAATCAAATTACGCTCCCAGCGATTAGTCGGACTGAGTGCAGCAATTACGCCAACTACAATGTGCAATGGTAGCTCGTACTTGTCAGCCATGCTTTGAGCGTCAGACTTAGCGTCTGAATACCAAGTCATACCGTGATCAATCTCAACTTGTGTAGCTTGTTTGAAGCAAGCAAGTATGTTGCGAGTGTATTGTGTCATTGTGTCACCTCTCTTGTTAGATGTATTCAGTAAGACACAAGCCAACCCATATGTCAACAGCATAAGTTTAGGTTGGCCTAAATTAGTCAGCTTGTGTCCATACAAAAAACATCCACAGATCAACAGTAGGTTATCATCTTTTCAATGGGTATGAGTATGTCAACTCTTTCAGATAGCTTAGTGCCGTACACGTTTATTGCTACCGTGACTTATCGTCAGGCCAAGAGGCACTGGAAATCCAGGCTCCATTCACGCTTTATTCTTGCGCTAGGCTATGTGCTATTGCTACGTTTATGTCTAATCTTTTGTATGTCGTTTTGGTTGTCCTTTCTGTTTTGTTACATTCAGTCTTTCAGTTAGTCGTTTAGTAGTCAAGTATTAATTTAGTCTTTTAGTCTTTTATGTAGAGGCTCTTTTCATTGTGCGTCTATGTCGGCTTAGTGCTTCAGTCTGTGCTAGGTCTTACCTTGTGCTTTTCAGTTTCCGCTATCTTTCCGATGAATACAGATAAGCACAGCCAAAAACAGATTGCAAGAAAAAAAATGCATGATGGACAAAAAAAGTTTAGGGATAGGGTATCGTGCAAGGTTTTTGGTGGGGTGGGGTGTTTTTGTATTCCTTATAAATATAAATTTTTAGCTTTTCTGTGGTGTTTGGTTTTATGCATCCACTATTTAAAAACTGACTACTCGGTCAAAAATACGATATTATTTCTGTATATTCTAGGTTTACTGATACCCTATCTGTAATAAAGTGTAGCAAAAACAATAACTTACAAAGTTAAATCTCTTTTGAATATCTGTTTTTGGTTTTACTAGGTCGCTTTTGTCCTATGAAATGACGCAATCAGACCAAGAACGGCAGCAGGGACGGGCGAGGGCCACCAGGGGATATACCGTATATGTATACACACTCTGCAACACACGGGATTTTTACTTTTAGAGTACTATATTTTGTATACAGACACTGATGTTTGTCTAATAAGTTAAACTATTACAGAAATATGAGTAAAGTTACGTAACGTTACTACTTGACTAGGGTATATTTTTATGTATAACTGCGTAGCAGTAGCAGCTAAGTTAAACTTTATAGTAAAAACATTAACAAATGGACATAGGATAGTACAACTTATAGTTAAACTAACAATAATATAATTAAATATAAATAAACTATTGACATATAATTAAATATATGATATTATAATTACATAACTACTATAATAATAATAACTTGTAGTTAAACTATAAGTACTACAGACGTTCAGATGATACAACTCCATCTGTGTCTCCTCTCCCTCATGTACATTTGTACGTTTGTAGTACTTTTTATTCTTTTTATTAAATAAAGACTTGACAATGTACAAAAAAAAGGTACAACTATATGCAAGTGAGTCCGTTATTGAAGACTTTTATGAAGCTTTAGCATCAGAGGACACACGTTTCCTAAATAAAGTGCACATACCTAAGTCAGATGTGTTTTATGTACGTGAGGCTATTTACAATCGTACAGGAAAACGGTACAGCTTGGATCATGTAGAAAGAGCTATGTACATGGAAGGGTACTTGGAGTCGTATGAGGTCTTAGACCCTAATAGAACACGAGGATACGGTGAGTAATGGCTACAACTAAAGACGTAGAACGGCTACCTAGTGGTAAGTTAAAGTATCGTGGGGAAACTTTTCCTGGGTATAACAAGCCTAAACGTTTGTCAGGCGAGTCAAAGAAGTCAGCCGTACTAGCTAAGAAAGGTGATCAAATAAAAGTTGTACGTTTTGGTGATCCTAACATGTCTATCAAGAAAGATAACCCTGAAAGACGTAAGAGCTTTCGTGCTAGACACAATTGTGATACAGCTAAAGATAAATTTACTGCACGTTATTGGTCCTGTAAGGCTTGGTAGTTTAACATGTGGAATATTATTAGCGGTGCGTGGACGTTAGCTAACTTAATAATGGACATAGGGCGCTGGGTAAAGAAGCAAGAATGGAGGAGACTTGCTATGGATTTAAGTAAATGGTTATACGAATATCGAATATGGGTAGCTCTGTGGGCAAGTTTCACAGGAATAATTATCTGGCTACTGCCTTGAGCGTGCCTCCCACGTACTTTGGTTTAAATGAATCTGGCATACAAACTGCATCTCCAGTGCCATCGTTTACACCAAATCCAGATAAAGTTATACCCAGTTGGCCTCACGATAGTGCAAAGCAACGTGTGACTGAAACACACTCTATGGTTGACAAGCAATCAGAAAAGTACAGATATCAACCTGCGTATGAATATCACCCACATAATGCAGCTAAAACTGAACCCCAACGTGTAGGTGAAAACGTAGACATAGTAGTGTGGTAGCTAAAAGGAAAATAAAATGGCGCTAACAAAAGGAAATAAAAATAAAGTTAAGGGTGTTATAAAGGGTTTAAACAAAGCTGTAAAGACACACCAAGGTCAAGCTAGAACACTAAAAGGCATAGTAGGCAATGGCGCAAAAAAGAAAAGACCCAAAAGTAGGAACAGGTAAAAAACCAAAGGGTTCTGGTAGAAGGCTGTACACAGACGAGAACCCTAAAGATACTGTGCCAATAAAGTTTGCAACAGCAAAGGATGCAAGGGAAACTGTTGCAAGAGTAAGAAAATCAGGAAAACCTTTCGCAAGAAAAATTCAGATCTTGACAGTTATGGAACAACGTGCTAAAGTAATGGGTAAGACAGAAGTTGTTCAAATAGCTAAAAAAGCTAAAACAAGATTGCGAAAGGAAAAAGATGCCGTATCTTCAAAGTAACATACCTTATTTTAAAGCATGGGTAAGAAGAGAGTATACAAAGAACTTAGAAGAATATCACGGAGAGTTTCTGCACTGCATGGTAATAGCCGTGACAACGATGCCAAACAGGACTCTAAGTTTCCAAGTTATATTTACAGGGTGCGAGTCGGACGAATCAGAGGAAGACCTCAACGTTCACGGAGGAGCTATGTGGGCTAGGATGCCCCTTACTGCTTTAGTAGCTGACACTCCACTAGACGAATGGCCGACAGAGTTACCACCTTACATGGCACAACCTTGGGACTGCATGTCGCACTATCACTCTGTTTATGTACTTGATAGAGCTACCCCAGCGCCTTGGATAGTTAAAATAGATGATGAGTTTTATCCTGCTAAGTATTACTTTACAGTTGATTACACAAACAGTGAAGTAGCAGATGACCCTGCCCAACATAAGCAGTCACACGTTTTAGAGCTTCTTGATGCAGGAGAGTACACTGGTAACATGGTTGCGTTACCCAATAACAGAGTGAGAGTAACTCACCCAGCTTGGTTTGAAACGGGACAAGGTGCTCCTGACTTCAGGCCAAACCAAAACATATTTCACTCTAAGCAAGACGTAGAATACGTTTGGGATACGCAACGAGTGTTTAACAACCTGTACAGCGATAAGGAGTAATTGCTATGGCAATGAAGAAAAACAACAAAAAGAAAAAAGGTATGGCCCGTGGCGGTAAGATGCCTATGAAAAAGAAAGGAATGGCTCGTGGTGGAGCTATGAAGAAAAAGAGCATGGCTAAAGGTGGCAAGATGACCATGAAGAAAAAAGGTATGGCCCGTGGCGGTAAGATGAAAAAAGGTTACGCCAAGGGTGGAGCAACAGGCATGACTCTAGCTCAAATGCGTTCTGCAGCTAAAGGCAAAGGCTACAAACTAACTAAGATGTAACGCTATGCCTTTAACTAAAAAAGGTAAAAAAATAATGCGCTCTATGAAAGAGCAGTATGGTCCTAAAGAAGGGGAGGCTGTGTTTTATGCCTCCCGTAACAAAGGAACTATAAAAGGAGTGGAGAAAAACATGGGCAAGAATAAACAAGTAGGCGGCATCATTAATCCTATACAGCCTATGTATAATCCTACGGCTGCTGATATGCAGCGTCAACAAGGCATGATGGACTCACAACAAATGCAAAGACCCTCGCCTCAAGGTACGCCTAATAAAGAAAAAGATATGCCTACGACTAAAGGTATGGCTGAAGGTGGTAAACTAAAAGAACCTCCTGCAGGAAATGTAGGTCTTAAAAAATTACCTACTGAAGTTCGTAATAAGATGGGTTTTAAAAATCGTGGTGGTTTAATTAACAATGGAAGTAAAGACTACCGTAAATCAGGTATGTTTTATGGTAAGTAGGAGGAGTTACGCATGGCTAAAGCTAAATCTACAGTAAATAAAGCTGGAAATTATACTAAGCCAGCCATGCGTAAACGACAGTTTGCCAGAATAAAAGCTGGTAGCAAGGGAGGAAAACCAGGTCAGTGGTCAGCAAGAAAAGCTCAAATGTTGGCCTCTGCCTACAAAAAAGCAGGGGGAGGATACAAATCATGATAAGATATCTAAAAAGATTATGGTGTGCTTTATTAAATCGTAAATGTCATCCAGAGTGTGAATGTTGTTAAATGGCCCTAAAGAAGTCTCAAAAAAGTCTAAAGTCATGGACAAAACAAAAGTGGCGCACAAAGAGTGGGAAGCCTAGCGCTAAGACTGGTGAGCGTTATTTACCTAGTGCGGCTATTAAGTCTCTTAGCGATGCTGAGTATGCCGCTACAACCAGAGCTAAACGAAAAGGCACTAAGGCAGGTAAGCAGCATGTGGCTCAACCTAAAAAGATCGCAAAAAAAACCAGAGCCTACAGGAAGGTAACATGACACGTAAGCTTACAGAAAACCAAGCCAAGTTCTTAGAAGTGCTTTTTGAGGAAGCAGGTGGTGACGTTGTGCAAGCTAAAAAGCTGGCAGGGTACAACGATAACTCATCTACTAGTTCAATAGTGGAGTCATTAAAAGATGAAATATTTGAAGCAACTAAAACTTATATGTCAAGAGTTGGCCCTAAAGCTGCAGTTGCATATGCCAGTGCTTTGGACGATCCTACCCAGCTAGGCATCAAAGAAAAGATGGTGGCTGCAGGTCAAATACTAGATCGCGCTGGGGTAGTAAAAACAGAGAGAGTATCTGTAGATGCACCAGGTGGATTATTTATATTGCCACCAAAAAACGAAGATGAAGCTTAAACTTAAAAGAGAGCGTCCTTTACAACACGAATACTGGATGCTACCTAAAGTACCATTTAAAGTAAAACTTTGGCAACGCATACCAAGATTAAGTCAGTATATACCGTTTGGTTACGAGGTAGATCAAGAGGACAACAACTGGCTAAACCCCATACCTGAAGAGTTAGAGCTACTTGAACTAGCTAAAAAACACGTAAAACAATACAGCTTGAGGCAAGTGTCAGCATGGTTAACTACACAGTCAGGCAGAAGCATAACACACGATGGGTTGAAAAAACGTTTAGATGTTGAAAGGAAAAGAAAAAGACTTACTACGATTAAACGCGAGTATGCCAAGAGGCTCGAAAAAGCGTTACGTCAGATCGAAATCCTCGAAAAAGAAAGATTTGGCTACTACACCTACGAAGAAGATAACTGAGAGTAATCCCCCAGCGCAGGTTAGGCCTGCAGAGTATGACGTGCAAGAAGCACAAAATGTAGTCTTTAAACCTAACCCTGGCCCTCAGACAGAGTTTTTGGCAGCGAGTGAACGTGAAGTGCTATATGGAGGAGCAGCAGGTGGAGGCAAGAGTTACGCCACGTTAGCAGACCCTCTACGTAACATGAACAGCTCAGACTTTAGTGGTCTTCTTGTGCGTCACACTACTGAGGAACTGAGAGAGTTAATACAAAAAAGTCAGGAGCTTTACCCCAAAGCTATACCTGGTATTAAATGGTCAGAACGTAAGTCACAATGGACTACACCTAGAGGCGGTACATTGTGGATGTCTTACTTAGACAGAGACTCTGACGTTATGAGATATCAAGGGCAAGCGTTTAACTACGTAGCTTTTGATGAACTTACACAGTGGTCAACACCGTTTGCGTGGGATTACATGAGATCACGTTTACGTAGTGCAAACAAAGACTTAGGTTTGTACATGAGAGCCACAACAAACCCAGGTGGATTAGGACACTCTTGGGTAAAGAAGATGTTCATTGACCCAGCCAAACCTAACACAGCATTTTGGGCAACGAACATTGAGACTAGTGAGGTACTGAAGTTTCCCCAAGGGCATA